ATAAATACTCGTGGGAACACGAGATGAAAAGAAAAACTACAAAGATACATAGATCGATTTACGAAAAATATTATAACTGTTGTTTGTTGCCGTACATTGAAATACATCACATAGATGGTAATCACGATAACAACAGTATTACAAATTTATTACCAGTAACAGCAACTGAACATTACGAAATCCATTTATCTCAAGGTGATAAAGCAGCCGCTGCATTGATCGGAATAAGAGCAAAGATTCCTGTTGAAGTTAGAGCTCAGTTGAATAGAGAGCAAGCTATTGAAAATAATAGATTGGGTGTTAGTGGATTTGGTTTAGGTCATGCATCCTGGGCCGGATCCATTGGTGGTAAAAAAGGCGGAGCTTATGCAAAACAAAATCGCACAGGTATTTTTGCTCTGACTCCAGAACAGAATAAACAAAGACATTTCAATTCTGTAGTAACCAAAATGATTAAAAATGGCAAAGCAAGTGCTTGGCCAAGAGAGGAAACATGATAACATTAACTGAAAGTGCCATTGCAAGACTCAAAGATGTGATAGCAGAAGAAAACAATCCTGCTCTTAAACTGCGTGTATTTGTACAAGGTGGCGGTTGTTCGGGCATGAGCTACGGCTTTACCTTAGACGAAGAACAAAGCGATGACGATTTTGATTTGGAATTTTCCGGGGTTTCCCTGCTGATTGACAGCATGAGCAGCGGATACTTACAGGGCGCCGAAATCGACTATCGCGAAGATCAATACGGATCTGCATTCAGTATCAAAAATCCACAAGCTCAAACCACTTGCGGTTGCGGATCCAGCTTTAGTCCCTACTAAGCACAACCTTACGCAATAGTTTTTGGTAAATACTGTGACCCCAAGGACACAGTAGAATGGCCAATACCGGAAACACCCAACAACAGATCAATTATGGAGCCGCTGTCAACGATGGCACCGGCGATCCCTTACGCACTGCTTTTATTAAAACCGATGAAAACTTTGACAACATCTGGTTAGCAGGCCCTGTTGGCAGCAACATAACCATAACCAACAATACCATACAAGTCAACAACACCAACGGAAACTTGGTGTTGAGCCCCAACGGTGTCGGCGTTGTTCAGACCAACAGCCGCGTGGTACCAAGACTAAACAACACTTATGATTTAGGATCAACAACACTGAAATACCGCACCGGCTATTTTGGTGCGGGTGGACTTGCAGTTGACGGAAATGTTTCTATTGTAGAAAATTTAACTACCGGTGGCGATCTTGCAGTGGCTGGCAATCTCGTTGTACAAGGCGATGTCATACAGATCGGCAACATCATTACAGACTCCAAGACCATACAGTTGGCCAATACAGCAGCAACAGATGCACAGGCCAATGGATCAGGAATCACAGTGGGTGCCAACGATGATGTGGCCACGTTACTTTACAACAGCGATGACAATGAATGGCGTACCAACATCGGCGCCAATATCGCGGGCAATGTCACAGCAGATTATTTTGTTGGTAACGGTAGTTTACTGACTGGTATAACATCCTACGGTAATTCAAATGTGGCAGCATATTTGCCAACTTATAGCGGCAACATCAGTGCCGGAAATATCAACGTAGTTTCTGCATTATCAGCCAACACTGTAATTACTTCGGGCAATATTTCAGTAGGTGGTGCTGTATTAGCAACAGGCGAAATTGATTCTAGTGGAAATATCAACGGATCTTACTTTTTTGGTAACGGATATCATTTAACCGGCATTGTATCAAGTTACGGCAATGCCAATGTTGTATACTTGTTGTCAGCATTTGGTAGCAACACAATATCAACCACTGGCACAATATCAACCACTGGCAATATCTCTGGTAACTTTGTAGCGCCAGGTGGCAACGGACAAGTGATGTACAATCGCAATGGTGTAATTGGTGCATCACCTGTTAACTTTAACTTTGATGAAGGTACTGATACACTGTATGTCAAGGTAGGATCATTCTCGGGTGCAGCTGATGGAACTGATGCACTTTATGTAGGCGCTCCAGGATACACATTCTTGGGTTCTGATATCATGGCGCAGTTTACTGGCAACGTCAATAGCTATAGTCAAATAAATTTTCAAAATATCAGCAACTCTGCTACAGCCAGCGGTGACTACATCATTACAGCCGACAACGGCACTGACACATCGAACTTCCTTGATTTGGGTATGACCAGCTCTAGCTGGGATGGTTCTGAGATTAATGCCTTAAATGGCCTGTCGCCAAACAACGGTTATCTATATGTACAAGATGGAAATCTTACCTTAGGAACTAAACTAGGTTCTACCAGTTATACATGGAATTTTGATACTGCTGGAAATTTAACTGTACCTGGTAATATTATTCCTAACACCAGTAATGCATACAGCTTAGGCAATGCCACAAATCAGTGGCAAGACCTTTGGGTATCGAACGCTACCATTTACATGAACTCGGTTCCAATTTCATTGGGTGCTGGCAACGTGCTTACCGTCAACGGTGAAGCATTGTTAAGCAACGATTCGACTACAACAATTACTACTACAGGTAATATCACTGCTGATTATTTCTTCGGTAACGGTAGTCAACTAACCGGTATCATTAGTTCTTATGGAAACAGCAACGTTGCTGACTACCTAACAACTTACACCGGCAACATAAACGTTGGTAATATTTCAATTCAAGGCGAAGTCGGAGCAAACACAATTAACGTTGTTGGTGAAATTACTTCGTTTGCTAATATTGTAGTGGCCCCCGGCGGCTATTTCCAAGGAAATGGCTCACAACTCACAGGATTGCCGCCCGGTTATACTGATTCAGATGCGGCAAACTTGCTGGCCAGTTTTGGTAGTAACAACATATCAACTACTGGCAACATTGATTCCGGCAACATCACTGCTTCTTATGTGTACGGAGACACTATAGAAGCCAATGTCTTTGCAGGCGGATCGGCCAACATTTCAGGAAATATCAGTGCTTCGGGCAATATCACCACAGGTAGCTATATTTTTGGTAACGGTAGTCAACTTACTGGACTACCGTCTAGTTACAGTAACAGTAACGTTGCTACATTCTTAGCTGCATACGGTAGTAACACAATTTCTACTACAGGCAACATCACAGCAGGTATTTTAAATTCTTCTGGTGCCATATATGGCAATATAGATATTATATTAGGTAACGTTGCCAATGTGTCCGCTACTCGAACACGCATAGTAACTGATACCACATTCAGCTATATCCAAACAGGTAATGGCGCTGTTGGCAGCACAGGTAACATTGTGTTTTCTCCTTACTCGTCGCCTACACAACGAGTTGTGATTGATACTGCCAGCGGTAATCTCACTGCTGCTGGCAACGTTACAGCACAAAACTTCACAGGTAACATCAGCATTACAGGTAACGTCACAGGCACATCAGCCAACGTCACACTGGTTGCAGGCAACTACTCAGCCACAATGGATAACACTGGATTTTTCTCAGCACCAACATTAGTATCAACTAACTCAAGTGCCAACGAAGGCGGAGAATTACAACTAGTAAAATCCACAAACGCAACTATATCAACTGGAGTAATCATTGATAGTTATGTTGACCAAGTACGAATTTTTGAAGGTGGTGGTACCGCAAGAGGTGTATATGTAGATTTAACCAAAGCACCTGCAGGAGTAGGTGGAGAATTGATATGGAAAGTCAGCAGCCTTGTAGATGCTGGTACCTTCTTGACATTGGACAATCTTAAGGTCACAGTGCCAACTAGTGGCAATCGTGGACTGAGCGTGGCTGCGGTGTCCGGGTCATTCTTTGCCAACATAGGTGCATGGTACGGTGGCTCAGGTGGCACTGGCGGAAGTTCTGTCAACAATCTTTCAGTCACTACCACACCGTCCGTTTCTCTGTTTGATTGGAATTTTCTAGCCGAAGGCAACACTGCACAATATACCATATACGACAAAACCAACAACAGGATGTATCGGGTGACTTTGATGATTGGCCCGGCTTATATCGACAACTTTATCAGCATTGAAAGATTAGCATGATTATATCAGGCGTGACGCTTAATGGTACCAGAGTGATTGATGCCAGTGTCATCACACAGAATCTAGCCATCTGGATTGATGCCAATGATCCGGCCAGTTATCCTGGCTCGGGTACTACTATTACTGATCTATCAGGTAACAGTCGCACACAGAATTTATCTAATGCAGCGGCCTATACTGTGCTGTCAGGTGTAAAGTGTTGGGATTGCTCAAACACATATAATATTCGAGCCGCAAGTGCTACTCCCACACTTCCCACCACAGGATTCACTTATATTGCGTGGGCAAGAATGATCGCCAGCACAGCAGGTTGGAGAACCTTATTTAGATCCAGTCCAAATGACCATGCCATTCTAATCGAAATTGGTACTAATCGTTTAGGCATGTATGACAATGATACAAACGCTTTTTATCCTTCGGGCTACAACGATGTAAGTGCCTTGGCTGACACCTGGGTACAGTGGGCAGTAACTGGTGACAGTTCAGGGCAAACTTTTTATATCAACGGCCAACAGGTAGGGACCACAGTCAAAACAGTGGCTGGCAATGCTCACGACTATACAGGTCAGATTCCTGGACAACCATTTGGTTATGTGGCCAATATGTTCCTTTACACCACAAAACTCACACAGGAACAGATCCAGCAGAACTACTATGCACTGCGTGATAGATTCATCGAGCCCGAGATCGTAACCGACAACTTGGTGCTGTGGTATGATCCCAGTAACCCAGCCAGTTATCCTGGCACCGGGACTACTGTCTATAATTTAGACAGTGCCTCGCTGAATGGCACCATGAGCAACATCACCTACACTGATCCTTACTTTGCCTACAACGGTACTAGCTCACAAATCAATATTGCTGACGCGGCTGCATTAGAACCTGGGTCAGGCGACTGGACCATGGAAGCCTGGGTATATTTGAGCAGCAGTAGTGGTAGCAAAGTGGTATTGGGTAAGTTTGATCCCGGCGGCGGCTCGGCAGATGTGTCATACAGTATTCGCATACAAGGAGCCGGCATTTATGCTCAAATAGGTAACGGTAGCACTGTTGTAGACACTGCTCTTTATACATTACCATTGAACACATGGACCCAAGTGGTTTATGTTTGGAAAAATGTAGCCACCAACGCATTGGAAACTTATGTCAACGGAGTCAACATAGGTAGTGTGTCACACAGTTTCTCAAGCATACTCAATACATCAGCGAACTTGTACATAGGTTCATACAACGGTGGCGAGTATAGTCAATGGATGAACGGTCGTATAGGCATCACTAGATTGTATAACACCGCACTCACAGCCAGCCAAGTATTGCAAAACTTCAACGCTGACCGGGAGATATACGGCATATGATTGATGAGCTTGTGCCCAACAAAAAACCCGCTCTAAGCGGGTTTTTCTTTTGATAGACCGGGAGTCTATTTTCTGTTGAATGCCCAATACAGCACAGCAACAGCTACCAAGCCAACAAGGCCTTGGCTACCCAACGCTGTAACCAGCTTGATTACACCAGCTACTACATCGATGCCTAAGAATGGTACTGCGGCTCCAAACAAAATTTGAAGTACAACACCAACAGCGATTAACTTGACGCCGATATCACACACACGGCCTAGAAAACCACTAACCATATCAAATGCTTTGTCCATAATAGACTCCTTTAAAAATGGGTTCTTCGAGCCCATTGAAGTTATTTACGGCCTGACACACCACCAATTGTATAGGTGTATTAAACTGTCCAATTTGGGCTATTCATAAACAGCCATAAATACAAGAAACGAGGAATACCATGGCACTGGAAGTTATCAACGTAGGATCTGCACCCAACGACGGCACAGGCGATCCCTTGCGCACAGCCTACATTAAGTGCAACACCAATTTTGCTGAAATTTACAGCCGAGCGCAAACAACTCCGCCCGCTAGCTCTTTGGGCTCAGTGGGGGACGTTGCTGGCATGTATGCATACGACGGAACTTATTTCTATTACTGCTATCAGGATTATGACGGTTCTAGTGATATCTGGAATAGAATTTTGGGATCATCATTCTAAATGGCACAACCACAGTGGATCACCCCAGCAGGAAGCCTAGGGACTATTCCTGAAGGAATTTTCTACAGTGTCACTGTAGAAGCCGAAGCCGGTGTTGGCGAAACTGTGTATTATCGAGTGATTGCCGGGGAATTACCCACCGGTATACAAGTCAGTGCCACAGGCGTGATCGAGGGCGTACCACAGAACATTGCCTTAGTACAAGGTGTACCGACCGAAGTTGCTGTGGACACCACCAGCAAGTTTGCAGTACGTGCCTATACCACTCGAGTAGTCAATGGCGTCACAGTGATAGATCGTATTAATGATCGTACCTTTACTATTACTGTAACTGGACAAGATGTTCCAGAATTTATTACACCTGCTGGCAATGTTGGCACATTTTACGACGGAACCGAAGCAGCCGTACAGATTCAATTTACCGACATTGATCCAGCCGAAACTATCAAAATTCGTGTTGTGTCAGGGTCGTTGCCTCCGGGGTTGGTATTAAATCCGCGTACAGGTTTGATATCGGGCGTGATAGCACCTTTAGTTGGCCCAGCTGGAACAGCACCACCTGGCTATGATGCCAGCTTGTTTGATCAATTTCCTTTTGATTTTGTCACAAGAAGTGCCAGCAAAAACTATCAATTCAGTTTGGAAATCACCGACGGTAAAGATTCCAACGTGAGATCATTTGAAATCTATGTGTACTCAAAAGATTCAATGAGTGCCGACACCACAGACTTTACCGCTGACAACACATTTATCACAGCTGACGTAGTGCCTACTCGTACTCCTGTGCTGTTGACTCCCCTGCCAGGTACACTAGGACGCATACGCACAGACAATTTTTATGCTGTTAAATTTACAGCTATTGACTTTGATGGCGATCCCATTCAGTACTTGATCGACGCAGCGCCACCTGGCTTGAGTCTTAATGCAACCACTGGTTGGTTGTATGGTTACATACCCAATCAAGGTGCTACAGAAAACACTTATGATTTTT